TCGACTTCAAAGGCGTAAACTCTGATGTGTTGTCGTTCGTTAACCTAAGTGGTATAGCGTTAGACGCTTCATAATAAAGATCTAAATCTACACTATCTTTAGGCTCTGTTTCAAATATAGCACTTTTATTATCCACCTTTGTAAACCCACTCTCATCAAGTAGTAAATCTACTATCTCTATAAGTTGGAACTCACTACCATCGTGAGCAACTTGCCCTCTAGGGTCCCAGTTAGTAATATCAATACCTTCGTTTGTTAGTAGACCATTTGAATCTACACGTCTAAATGTTGTATAGAAAGAGGTTCTAGCATTACTACTTATTGGGTTGGTAGACAAGTTATACATTGATGTAAGATAATCATCTGTACCACTTCCACCAACTACCATATATGTGTTTAGTTGATCTGAACTAAACCTAAACAAAGTACCAACATCTGTTAACCTATACCTTAAGTTATCAAACGGGGTACCTGAAATGCTACCATAACCAGACACACAAGACATATACAACCTATCGTAGGTGGAGCTATCAACATCATTATCACCTGATTTAGTTAAGCCTCTTAAACTCTCATTGAAAGGAAATTCACCACTATAATGAGCATCATAATCAGAGTGGGCTGCAGCATCTATAAAACCAACAACTCCATTACCACCATTAACCTCTAGATACTGCATTTGACTACTGTAAGATTCCCAGAAAGAGTCTGTTAGGTTAAAAAAATTACTAAACACCGATTGATTGCCTTGATATATAGGTCTAAAGTTATCGAAATCGCTAAAAGTAGTGAAATACCCAAACCCATTAAAGTTGTAAGAAGCCTTAGGACCTGAGGTAGCTGGGTTATTGAAACTGCCAGTGTCTATATAACCTATACGGAAAGATTGTATTGAAGTATAGTTCGAACTAGAACCATAAGGCTTTAATATATTCTCTATTAAGGCGAAATCCCTCTGAAGTTTAACGAAAAACCTACCATCGAACTCTGGCTTATTAACCACTACTTCATCTAAGAATTCTAAGAAGTACTCTAAATCATCAATCGCAGTTTGTGCAGCCGGAAATACACCTGTATCTACTAGTATTGTAGGGAAATTAGCTTCATCCCCGAAAGGTCTAACTATATTTATACTACCATCAATACCTAAATCAGAGTTAGGTATTGACAACCTAGAGACTTCTCTATAACTAGTATAATAATTACCTAGCGAAGTCACTGCTTTAACTCTAACTTTTAGTGTCCCTTCAGACTCAGAGTCATTAAAGAAGCTACCAAAGCTAGCCAATGATAATTCAAAAACACTAGAGGTTTTAAGATGCTCGACGTTACCGTCTATACCCATTTGATCAGAGTCCATCCCTCTACTACCCATTAATCTCATGTCTAGCTTTATGAACTCAGGGGCTTCGTTCTCTATGGCTATAATTTTATATCTAGCCTCAGACTCTACTAGAGAGTTTTCACCATGTTTCTTTTTAAGTATCAAATAAGTCTCTTCGTCAACTTTATTTCTTTCAGCTGACGGAAATGAAACCCATACGTTACCATCATCAGCATCATACCAACGGTCCATTACTAAATTATAGTACTCGCTTGACGTTTCTTTTATATAGTACTTGGCATAATCCATCCAGTTATCTGGTTGAGAATTAGCCCAATCTTGAGTGACTAAAAAGCTATTAGATTTAACTGCTTCGCTTTTATTTATAGAAGTAGAATCGTTGGAATAGGAATTAGTAGTACTAGGGTTAGTTTCACTTCTAGTACCAACAGATATAACAGGTGTTTCTCTACCATACTCATCACCTATGATCAACCCAAACCTATAACTTCTAAGAGTTTTTATAGATTTCTCTGGATTAAGTATAGTAGTTATATCTTTCGATACCATAGATTGTCTTATAGCAACAGTAGAAGGCATGTCGTAACCTTGAGTGTAATTACCATATATTAATCTGTTTCCTACGATCTCTTGAGCTTTAGCTAATCTAGGTACGTTATCCCAAGATCTTAATATCTGATCACTAGGAACGGTCTTATGAATCATCTCTGATGTTATAACAATGTCGTGGCTATTAGTACTAGTTGAAATATCACTCCATTCTGGGTCTACACCTTTTTCAACAGTCTTAGCTACATATACATTTGGGGAATCCGTAGATTTATAAAGTATGTCTATAGATTTTATATCATCAGGTCTAACTGTAATATCTTGAAGTAGGTTGGTAATAGTAACCTCCCTTAATAGGTTTGTCATACCTAAGTTGTGACCTTTCTTTTGGTCATAATCGAACTTGCTAGGTATAAAAGCTATTTCAGACCAAGGAGAGAAGCTAGAATACTCATTATCATTATACTTATATCTAAAAGCAAACCTTGGAAATTTTAATTCAAAAAGCGGCTTACCGGGCTGTACAAGTTCGACTAGCCATTCAGTGTGACTAGCTAATGTATCGGAGGATATAGAAAGTAATGTTATGAAAGTAAGACCACCATCAACATTGGCTGGATGATAAATACCCCTAACAGTAGAAACAAGACCTTGAGTATCATTAAGACATGTAAGTTTAACGTGATCACCCTCTAGTATATTAACTCCAACACTAGCGATTGGTATAGTAGCATAATCAACTCCATCAGCATCTGTCCAACCTCCTATAGTAAAATTTTTACCAGTTATAGTATATTCCGTAGAACCCTCTCTAACACTAGACTTCAACTTTAATGAAGGAGCTGTTCTAGGGGCTTTACGTATTACTGTGAAGTGATCTTTAGTTACAGGCTCAACGGTTCCTACGTAATCTGATCCAGCTTGTAATGCTCCATTTTTATTTTTAAGTACTAGCTTGGTATGGTTTGGAACCGCAGTTTGAGGTGATACTGTACCCGCTTTACTTCTACGTATATTTATTTTCTTAGGCTCTGATGAGTTATCAGTGTAGAATAAGAAATCATCTATTACATTTATACCAGTTACTCTAGAGTTGTAATCGAACTCTAAAGCTTTAGGAGCTTCAAAAGAAAACCAAGCTGCCGTACTTAAGTTACTAGGCTGAGGACGATCTAAATATATAGTATTGCTAGATATTTTAGCTATCTTAGTTCCTTCAGTAGCTATGTTAGATGCACTAGAGAATATGTGTGCTTTAACTACCATACCAACTCTGTATATAGAAGCATCTGTTACAGACATTACAGGTACAGTACTGGAGCTTGTTAAAGAAGTAAAGCCAGCTGGAGTAGTTTCTGCTATACCAAATACGTCTACAACCACTGGTTTGTAACTACCATCTGAGTCCTGCTCTATTATCGAGTCGACGTAAAATTGCCTTGTAAAAGCACCACTAATTGGAGTTGAAGGTGTGAATAACCTAGGACTAGCAAACAAGAAGTAACCTTTATTATTTCTTTCATCCGCTACAGATCCAATACATTTAGTTTTCTCACCTGAAAAATTAGTGGTTAAGTGAGACAAGCCCTTACTTGAGTTCCCCTCTAAGTTCTGTACAGTACCAGCAGCACCACCTTCTGTAGTTCTAACTTGTATATTTAAAGCATCTCTATACTCACCATTAGGAACAAGTCTTTCATCAAGATCCTTATTCATACGCCCGGCGGTGAATGTGTGTTTAATTTCTGCCATCTATATTACTTTATAGGTTTACTTAAACCCTTTAACACTTGAGTGAACTCTTCTATCTTAATGCTAGATAGCCTTATCTTAGCTTTTCTAGCTTCAGCAAATCTTTCTTTCTTAAATCGCTGTACTATATATTCAGGTATATTAGATCTTGAGGCCAACACACCGTACGCTATCCATTTATATACAGCTTCTTCTGCAAACTTATGTACAACCATTTCGTTGTCTGTACCTAAACCATCGCTTATGTAATGCAGTACGATAGTCGAACCTGCTAGAGCAGATCCAAAGTGTATCATACCTTTGTTAGCATCGATATAGAAAGTGCCATTATCTTGAGCGTGTTGTGGATCAAGACCATATCTTCTACCATAATGATCTAAATAATTTTCATTAGTCTCATAGTCATTTCTAATTTCATTAGGGGTGTGTGACTTGTAACCTGTCCACGTGTCTGAATCTGTTTGGTATTGAAGATCGTTTGACACCGATGTTGATCCATCAATAGTTTGATTAAAATCATAACTACCATCAGCTGTTTGGTTTATAGCAAATGGGTTTGAAGTCTTACCAGTAGGATATAAAACCCTCTCAATACCGTCAGTACCACTCGTGGTCATCTTACTATAGTTTACATAGTCTTGAGGCAATATCATTTGAAGCGTGTTAGGTACTTCAATCTCTTGGGCTTTTATGGATCTAAATATGTCATAGCTAAATTCCTGTATAGCTCTCATTGCGTGGAACTGTATATCAGTTCTATTTACTTTACTAATCAACTTGCTCTCACCAACGTATGCTACCATAAAACCATTTATGATACTATCCAATGAAGTGAACTGATAATCCCCGTAGTTACCAGAATTACCAGAGCTGTAATATGTATTTTGATTTTGTGATAATAAACCCATAGTTAGTTATTCTTTTCAGCTTTAGTGTTTGCTTTATCTCTCATAGCAGTTTCAGTAAGAGCTCTATCTTTTAAAGCTATACCTGACAGCTCTAATATCCTCATTACTAAGTTAGTTTCTTCTGACTCGTGTAAATCGAAGTCTGTAGAATTAGCACCGTTATATAGCGCTTTACCTTGTATTACAACGTAACCCCAAGAAGGTGTATTAGGTTTTTTGATATACTCTACGTTTACCACTAAACCTACTGTAGGATATATTTTTATTTTATTAACTCCCTTTCTAACATATACAGGTCTATCTGCCACAGCCTTAGTTAAAGGGTTTCTCTCCATTTGTCTAAGTAACCTAGAATCAACTTCATCTACTTCTATGTTACTTACGAACACAGAGCTTAGTATATAAGCATTATCAGTTAAAGTGTATTCGTTATTTGTATGAGACTCATTGATGAGTTCATCTACACGATGTACTGATATTCTTTCGTTTAATAATTCTATCTCATCCCCTATATCTGTACTATTCTTAGGCTTCAACTGAGCCATCTTAAGATCATGGAAGTAATTCTCAAATACCTCAAGCTGAGCTTGATCTGCGAACAGATTAAACTCCTGTGGTGTTATATAACCTCTCTGGTCCTTGTTGGCTAAAGCCTGGACTTTCTGGTATACTCTATCTATATCTACTGTATTGTTAGCCATATCTATTATTTTACTTTAATATAGTTACATAATAAAGTAGTATGTTACTATATAGAAAAAGCCACAATTAAGTGGCTTAGTTACTATTTACTGAAATTTACTTAGTGTTATATTGTCTATAACTGTCTGAACCTGTTTCTTAGTTGCCTGTAATTGCATCATAATGTTGGGGTCAAACCTAGACTGCTCTACCCCGTTATCAAATATTATAACTGTAGGTATAGAGGTTACTTTATATTTCTTCTGAATACTAGCACCTTTGACAATACACAACCTATACGGTTCGCAGTCTTTCAATGATTTTAGAAATTCAACTTGATTACCTTGATTCCACTCAGCCCAGAACTCTACTACAGTTATACCTTTAGCTGTCCTAGAATTAAACGTATCTTTAGATATAAATTCTTGCGCATTGATTAAAGCAGGTAACATAAATACTAGTAACAACTTATTCATATAACTTTTCTTTAATTGCTTTCAAATCGTCTTTAATTTCTTTCACATCCTCTTGAGTGGACATTATAGTTTGGCGGATTAACTTATCTTTCATATCAAACTCCATTCTAGTTATCTCTGGGTCCATAGGTTCTGGTAAGTTCCTGGCTTCAGCTATATCATTCTGAAGTGTAAACCACATCCCAACTAGAGTAAATATTAAAGCAGCTATACCAGCTAATGTTTTTATACTTACATTTAATGTAGTATCTTCATTTAACTCTTTACTCATATTAAAATATTAAATAGTTTATACCAGTTTTTAATTGATAAGAAGGTCTGTCCCAGAACTTTAAATGCCTAGCCTCTACGAATATACTAAAATGTCTATTAAAATTAACACCGAATATCAATCCTGCATCCCACTCTGTTTGACTACCGTTTCTATTAAAAGAAAAATCCGTAAGTCCTTTGTGCGCTGGGTATAGAGAACCCCAAGTGTGTAACCAGCAATTTTCATCGTAATAATAATAATCTAATCCTATAACTGCTGACACTTCCTGCTGTAGACCTATTAAGTCTAACTGCTCTTTATTGTATCTATTAAGAACCGTAGGAAAGTAATACTTGTAAAACTCATCATCGCCTGCGCATATCCACTCAGATTCACCAGCCTCAATGTCTATGTATATCCACTCTCCAGATTGAGATGTACTGAGATAATAATATGAATTAGCTAAAGCTTTCCAATCTTCATTACCGTTCGTTCTAGTCCACTCTTCTATAGGTGAGTAACCATATACTGGATGTGATCGATGTGCTACACCTGCTGTAACATCAAATGACCCAAAGCTTTTACGTAGTCTAGCTTCTCCTAGTGTGTACTTTAAGTTTATTAACCCATCGTTAACGTAAGCAGCTTTAGCCGTGAAGTTACTAGAGATATACCTTAGTTTATATTCTTGTTGAGTTACTTCGGTACCTCTGTTTCTAACAAAAGAATACTGAAACAAATACTCTAGTCCAGGAGCATTAGATACTGTAGAGTAATCACTGATCTCATGTTCTGAACCGTCATAAAATAAACCTTGCTTTACTTGGTAATTAAACCTAGCTATTTTTCTAAGTCCTATAGTTATGTTTACATTAGGTTCACTGTACTGAGTCATCTCTATTATAGTACCGTTTACATAATCATCTTGATGCCCAGGGTCATATAAACCTTGAACTCTATAACCTACAGGTTCTGCAGCAGGCGTAGTAGTAGAGAAGCTAGCGTAAAAAGTAGCAAACCTAAATACTTGAGCATCGGCGCTATAGCATAGCAATAATAGTAGTGTAAAAAATATTCTTTTCATATAACGATTTATTAGCATTTCCATCTACGTCTAGCTGCTTTGCCTCTCTCACTTGTCCAACTTTTGGATCTAGCACAGAAGGATTTTCTACGACCAGCAGCTTTACTACCTGGTTTTACTTTACCAGTAACAGCTGTCTTGAGCTTACTACCAGGATTCTTCTTCTTGTAAGCGGCTACACCTTTTTTAGTCATACCCGCACCTTCTTTAATAGTAAGGAAATTTCTTCCCTTACCTTTAGTTGTCTTACGTATTGCCATAACTTTTAGTGTTGCTAAATATTATCCGATTGATTGTCTCTAATTAATTCCATCGCTTCAGCGCTAGTCATAAGACAGTTGCTAGGATAGCTTAAGCCCCTACCTAAGTTAAGTAAAGCCGAAACCTCACCACCTAACCAAGAGCAATCTAACTCAACTACATAGTACTTGCTATCTTCTATAGCAACCTCTATAACGTTTCCAAATTTAATTCTGTTATCAGAAGCTACCTCTTCGAATGTAGTCGCTAAGACCTCCGTTAAGTTACCTTCTTCATTGTATATCTTACGAGAATACTTCCCTTCGAGTTCTCTAGGAATATTACCTAGATAAGCTGCCTCATTAAGGCAGATAAATATATTTCCTTTCATAATTAATTTGAATGTGCAGATAATCCTGCGTTATAATTGTTGGTTATTTCCTCCTGAGTTAGTGCTTCATTATACACTACAACCTCGTCAATAATTTCGTCCAACCCCTCTGTAAAATCTTGACTAACTCCTATAAGTAAAGGTTTTATATTTGTAGGTATAGCCCCAGTATGTGATGTACTTCCATCAGCGTTTCCATTCAAATAGAATTGAATAGTAGAACCATCATAAACTACAGATAAATAATTCCATTGATTAATAGGCGGATATGTATTAGAGTTGAATTGCGTACTACCTATAAATAACCTAGATTTAACTGAAGCGTTACCCACATACCAAGTGTAAGCATTACCTTTATTTACTAAAGAAGAATACCCTGACTCTCTTTGGTATACCCAAGCTGATAAAGTTAATTCAGTTGTTATATCTAAAGTAGTATCATCAACCACTTCAGCATAACCCGAACCATCTAAGTTGAAAGCATACTCTCTTAGTTTTAATGGGTTACCTAGAACATCATACCCTACGTTGTTAGGGTTTTGAACTAGTGTAGCATTTATTGCTGATGAACCTGCTGTTCCGATATATGAGCCTACTGTCGAGGATTGCTCTAGTTGCCATCCTACCACTTTAAAACCTTTTGAAGATTGAGTTGTGTATTTAATAATACCATTATTTGTAGACGTTGAAGTAACTGTCTTTGTTTTAGAAACCCTCCATATATTACCACTAACATTGGTTTTCGTATTAGTTCCTCCTGCAACAGCATTACCTAAAACAAGTCCAAAATCACCACTAGAAGCAGTATTGGTAATATCAGGTTCACTATTATCATCCATAATAACAAAAGCTGATAAAGTATATTCTAAACCTGAAGTAACAGAACTTCCATACCTAAACCTAAGTGATGAATTATCGCCAAATTCAGTAGCATTTTTAAATCCAATATAATTCCAAGAATAAGATGCGTAAGTTGTATTTTGTTCTGCAGATTCATCAGATGTAGGCTCACTGTTTAAATACAAATTACTCCCCTTACTCCAATCCATCATACCCAACTGAGGGATAGTAGGTTGTTGGTCATCGTATGTAGCACCACTAATAGTCCCGTCATTGCCCTCGCCTGAACTATCGTAAGCAATCGAACCTGCACCCTCACTCAAAGCCCAATAGCCTTTTAGATTAGATAGAGCAACAGTCGAATTAGGGTTATCCGTTACGAGGTGGTTAGGGTTGTTGTAGTCGAAGGTATAATCACTTTGCTCTAAATCACCTTGCCAAATTTGAATATTCGATAAAGTACCATTAAAAAAGGTTTGAGCTTTCCCTATCCTATTGAAATCTAATACTGAAGAAGGGTTGAATGTGATTGAAGATAAAAAAACACCATTTAGATAACCTTTACAAGTTTGATTAGTTACATCATACTCGTAAGCTATTCTATTGTAAGAACCATCTGATACTACATCTGAACTAAATGTTTGTTTTATCCAACCACCGTTATGGTAAGACGCAGAAAGTTGACCTCCATCTATACCAAACACAACAAAATAGTTATCTCTTGAAAATATGGGGTTTGCTCCCGACACCGAAGTCGTTGTGTCTGTAGACTTAACTGTAGCCATAAAAGTCCAAACACCACTTTGAGGGTTGATTCCATTACCTATATCAACATAATCATTAACCCCATCAAAGCTAAGAGCCTTCCCTGTAAATAACTTACCTACATTTGAATTACCCGATTTGTCGGGAACGAATTGGGCTACTTCTTTTACTGTTACGCTATTTACTTCTGCTATCTTACTTGATAAGCCTAGTACTGTAACCGCAAAAGTTGAACTAGATGCTATTCTATAGAAAGTACTCTCGCCAACTTCTAAACTATAGTCAAGATATGAACCATCAGCGATCAATCTAACCCCTGCAGCAGAAGTGGACTCCACATTTATAGTAATTTTATATTTTCTACCTGCTTTTACTGTAAATACATTAGAAACCAAAGATGAACTTACTCCTGATTGTGTTCCATCTAATGTAGCACTACTGCCACTAATAGACCAACCATCTCCTGTAGTCCAATATGTTCCTGTTATGTTCTCTGCCTGTGTACCTGTCAAAGCGAAATCCACATCGGAAATAAATCCGACATCTTCTATCATAGTCGTTGTAAAACCAAGCCACGTTTTAAGTCCACTAGTTATTACAGAAATAATACTAGCAAGTCCTGACAAGACAATTGAATTACCTAAACCTAACATACTAAGCTATATAAGCTATAACAGTACCACCAGCTATAGTAACAGTCGTGAACAGACCATATATTGTAATACCAGCGGGTATTGTAATTGAAGTCAAACTATCTCCATTTACTGAAGCAACCGTAAGTGTAGCAGTTGATAAACAGGTGATGGCATTATAATGCGTACCTAGATTAGCAGTTTGACTACCTGTTAAGTGATCGAAACCTTTTTGTCCGAATGTTGCTAACTGGTGATTACCAGGGTTTGCTAAATTTGAATAACTCATATCTTTGTTTTTTTAATGTTAAAACTCTTTCGAGGAAATAGGGAACTAGCCCTCACATAGAATATTACATACTTAGTGAAACAGTTAAGTGGTAACTATTCTAAATAAAAATAGCCACCCGAATTGGATGGCTATTAGTTCTTGATTTATGATTACTAGTTGATCTTCTTTTCTATAGAATTTAAAACCTCCATACCTTCGTCAGTCTTAAACCAAGCGGCTAATGCTGAGTATGGGTGCTCATCAAACGGAACAGTCATCAATTTTCTACCTGTGTTACCCCAAGTAAAAGTTCTATTGTCAGGTGATAAATTTACTATACCAGCTTCATTAGCTTTGATCCCTATGTTACGTAGATGTATGTTATCATCATTCATTAACTCTAAGAACAATTCTGGATTGTGACGAGCAAATAGTAGTAAATCTCTTTTAAGTTCCTTAGAACTCATATTAGATACTTCAGATCCAATCTCTACGCGCATAACAGCTTCTGCTTGATCGATGTCCATATTAGCTGCAGCATTCATAGCTTCAAGTTCTAATTGTATATCTTGAACTTCTTCTTTGGCTACTTCCTCAGGTTTATCTTCGTAGTATAACTTATCTCGCATCGGGTGATACAGTGATAATAACTTTTGTAGCACTACTTTGTTTTTAGGTACTACAAGGACTCCGTCTCTAAATATTATATGCTCAGGTCTTTTAATACCCTCCATTTCATCCACAAACACAGTCTTCTGATTTGTAGTTAACACCATCTCTCTCTCGTAACCTTTCTCTTCGTCAAAGTAGTAAATATTCTTACACGACATTATTCGAGCTACTGGAGTACTTTCATTTGATAAAAAATAAACTCTATCCTTGTATTCCCAAGTTTCAGATTTTTTTGTAGGTTTCTCAATAACAGCTTCAATCATTTTGTTAGCTGCTTTAATTTCTGGTTCGACTACCTTAGTAGCTTTTGGTTTTGTTACAATTTGCTTCTTAGCCATAATATAATAAAATAAAAATTAATAAAAAAAAAGAAAGTTGAAGGGCCTAAACCCCTCAACACTCTAAATATAATTTACGCTGCGTTAGTTTCTAATAAACAGAAATTATTAGCACCTTGAGTTACTAAACATCTTTCAGATAAGAAGTGCATTTCCATTGCATCTAAATCTGAAGTAGCTGCTCCAACTGAACCTGTAGTCCAAGTTTTGAAACGGCGATCTTCCATACCTGCAGCTCTATAACGAACATGTAAGAACGGACGTCTGATGTTTTTACCCATAGCTTGGTCGTAAACCGAACTAGTACCTGCGGGAACTATAATACCAGCAGTTCTATAAGCGTTAGCAGAACCAACATTACCTCTAGTAGCTGAATCATTTAAGTATTTCCAGTCAGACTTGTAGAAGTCATAAGAACCTCTTCTAAATCCAGAGAAACCTAAGTTCAACGCCATTTCAGCACTGTTATCAAATACACCGTAAGAATTACCTGCAGCTGTATTTATTTGACCACCTAACATATCATCGATCTGTAAAGACTGGTCTCTATTTAAGAACATCATATTCTCTTCAATAGCACCTTGCTTATCGAATTCTTTAAGAATAAAATCGAAATCGTCTAATGTATTACTTGCTGCAAAGCCATCAGCGATAATACCTCTTTCTCTAACAGCAGCGAACAAACCTTGAGTACCATCTAATTTACCAGCAATAAGCTCAGCGTTAGTAGATACTTCAGATTCAATCATAGTCATTTCACAGTAATCAGTAAAACGAACCTTAGTATCACCTGCAGCTTTTAAGTACCACATGTAACCTGATTGACCGTCTTCACCTGAAACTTCAACCCAACCGATTTGAGCCGCATCAGATCCAGAAACCTCGTACTTATCTTTCAAGATAGCCATTTTGTTCCCGTAAGATTTGAACTCAGGCTCAACAGCTTCAGCTCTACCAACAGAACCTTTAGCAGCAGCAGAACCATAAACGAATAAAGTAACAGCCTCGCCAGCACCACCAGTACCAGTAACACCTAAAGCTACATAAGCTGATGTACCTATAAAAGGAACTAAATGTACACTGTTAGTAGATAAAGTAATAGCTCCACCTACAGCGCTTGCAGGAGCAGTTGCGATAGCAGAAACTACACATGCAGCAGTTTTATTGTTACCAGCATGAGACACAACAACTGTATCGCCTACTCTAAGACCGTGTCCAGCAGGTAAAGCTATTTTACCATTTGCTACGGTAGTACCAGAAGCAGCACCGTCTAGAGTACCTGCATAAGATAGGTGTAAACGACCTTGTTCAGACCAAACTACTTGATCAGATGCAGAAGCTTCTTCAGCCCCAACTTGTTCTAAAAATCCAGATACCGTTCGGTTACCAAATACTTCAGCCTCTTTTTCCATAAGGTCTGGTAAGTACTGTTGTGCCCAGGTAGTATCAGTAGTACCTGTAAAGTCTAAATAATTGCTAGCTAATGCTTGCTTGCCCGGAGCAGGAGTACCTGTCGGGGCGTTTTGATTAATTGCCATCTTTTCTTAATTTAAATTAGCGTTTGTTTTTAATTCTAAGTTTGAAGTCACTCGATGAATCACCTAGAACCTTGTACTTAACTCCACCCACTTGCGCCTCGCCGTGAGTCTGTCTAGCTTCAGTATTAACGTTCTTACCTTGAGCCACAGTTCCTTTGATTGCATCTGCTTTTCCTTGCTCATAAAAATGTTGAGCTAAAGCGTCAGCGTTCATAGCTGCGAATAAGGATTTGTGATAACCCGCTGCATCTTGTATAGTATTATCTTCACCAACAAACTTGTTGACAAAATTACTTAAGTCGCTTTGAGTTTCTTTGACCTCGGTTTTATTCTTAACATTGTACCTAAACTTTTTATCTCCGACGTTGAAATCAAAACCTTTGAACTCTTCTCCGAATACAGTATCTGTACGCTGTCTGAATGCTTTTGTTGTAGCTTCTGTAGTTTCTTTTTGTACTGCAGAATCCTCATTATACCTATTAAAGAAATTTATAGCCTCTTGCTGTTCTGTTGACAGATTGCTTCCAGCTTTAATCTCGTTATAGTACTTATCTTTTTGTTTCTCTAAATGCTTCTTAGCGTTAGCCACTTCTTCTTTTAGAGCTATCTTCTTCTTTTTAATATCTCTATCTGAATCTACATCTTCGTCAAACCCGAACTTCTCTTCTAGTAAGAAACTTCTTTCTTCTGGAGATAAATGTGGTTTGGACTGTTTGTAGTATTCATCTAAAGCATCTGTTGGGTCTAACTCGTTAACGTCAGTGTTTAATCTAACGTAGTCGTTTATATCACCTCCAGTATCAGCCATAAAGTCAACTAGCTTTTGCACGCCTTCAGGTAATGCTTTACCAGTTTCTTTAGCTTTAGCAACAACCTCCTCAATAGACTCAACAACGGCTTCAGTTTTTACATCTGCAATTCCATCTACTATTTCCTCTAGTACTGGTGCTTCTGCTTCTTGTACTTCTGCTTGCGGCTGTACCGCTTCTTGTTCTTCTGTGGCTCGGGTGTTTTCATCGCTTCCCACCACTCCTGTTGTGTCAGCTGCTGTTTCTTCAGTTTCACTTACCGGTGGTTTAGTTAAGTCTACTTTATAGACTTCAGGTTCTTCGTTATTACTAGAACCTAGGTTTACTTTTGTTACGTTATCCATAATATAATTTTATAAAATAATTAGTGAAAGGTATTACATTCCGAATTTACTCATACCAGCTCCACCTGTTAATACATCATTACCTGATGATTCAAACTTTTTAACGGTTTCACCTTGTTTTATTTGCTTTTGAGCTTCAAGTTTTTTATCTTCTCTTGCATCTTTCCTGCTATCTTCAGCTCCTTTAAGTCCCATGCTTAACTCATGCTCTAACCTCATTAACTCTTTTTTAACTTCAGCTTCTCTTTCTAAGTACTGCATTCTAAGCTCATTCTTTGTCTGCTCTAATTGAGCCTCCGACTGAGTCTTAGCTTGATTCTTCTGTACTTCAGCTTGAGCTGCTGCTGCTTGGGCCTGTTGATTAGCCTGTGATTGAGCTTGAATATTTTGCTGTTGCATCTGCTGATCTCTCTCGGCTTTCTTTTTACGCTTAACTTTAAGTAATTGATTTGCTAGTTTTATATTTCTAACATCCCTTAAGTCTATAGCATCGTCCAGTTCAATCATTCCTTGACCTAGTGCTACTTGAATGTTATTCTCTAGCATTTGACGTTCTTCATCATCTGGCATTAACTCTATAAAGATACCAAAATCGTAAAGATGAAGATCTTTTATTTCCTCTAGTGTAGCTACGTTATGAGAACCTATAGCTCTAACAAACGCTTCTTTAGTAGGTGAGTATTCAACAATATCAGAAATCCTTAAAGAAAGTGACTCTGCAACCTCAGATGTTAAGTACATCATAGATTGTAATATATGTCTAGTTGCTGTATTAGAGTTAGCAGCTGCCATCTTCTGTATACCAACTAAAGCATTTTTATCTGGAGTAGATCCGTCTCTAGCTTCGTTCAAACCTGTTACGTCTCTAATCATTTGCATGTAGTAGTTATACGTAGTTATTAGACTCTGTATTTTATTACCACCACTACCATTCTGTATTTGCTGAATTGGTATTTTACCAGGATTCATATCACCTTCAGAAGTAAATGACCTACCTATAACAGAACCTGTCTGGAAGAACATGTTTAAAGCTTCTTGAGGATTATAATTAGTACCATTACCTAAATCCACTTCAGCTAAACCATCAGCATCTAAGTAAACACCATCAGGTACCATTCTGTTTAATACTTGTTGTAACTTTAAGTGAGTCAACTGAATCATATCAGCGAACCCAGTTATTCTATTAACTAACGATTGTATTCTACCTTCATAAACTCTAGGAGCTACTATGTTGTAATTCATTTTAACCTTACCGAAATCAGACTTAGAACGCATCATGTTACTAGCCATCTCCCACTTCAAGAGTTTATTAGACCCTAAAACATAAACACCTTCATATAGACACTCAACTACTTTGTTTAACCTACTGAATTCACCGTCCATATCAGATGGTGGGTTAAACGTATCGTCTTTAACTATTACTTTATCTGCTCCAGTACCTGTCTTCTTTAATTTGTAAACGTTATTAGCATGAGTCTTATAATTAAAATACAAGACGCTTACTTTATTCTTATCATAACTAGCTCTCTTGTTTACAATATCATTAGGTCCTTCTACAATCTCTTCTATCTCTGACTCTGTTAGGTTAGGAAACTCCTTTACTAATTCGTTTATAGGAATCTCTTTGACTTCCCCGACGTAATACATGTCTTCAAAGTATGGTGAATCAGTGTGAGAGTAAACTAAGTCAGCTGGATCTACATATTCAACTTTAGCTCCATCACTGTAATTAAACACAGTTTTAGTAGCACCTATACCTATAGTAACTAAATCATATATAGCTCGTCGCTTAACAAGGTCATAATTACATCCTTCTAATAGAGTGTTTATAGCCTGTTCTTCAGCTATCTCTATAGATTGCTTATAACTGAGTTGCATATGTAATGCTAACTCTTCTTCAGAGTCTGGTAGTGTTTCTTTTTTATTCTCATAAAGGTCTATACCCATTTGAGATTTTACAGTATCATTATACTCTTTAGACCTCATGTCTCTAAGCATAGACTCCATATATTCAGTTCTCTTGCTTACACCATAGTGGTCTTGAGAAAAAGCATTTATCTCATAAGATCTTTGAGACATACCGTTAACTACTATATCTACAAACTTAGATATAATAGGTACTGGCTTCCAATCTAGGTTTAAGTAGCTAAGGTCACCATTTATTGATAGTTCGTTTTTATACTTTTCTATAGGTTGTTCACCTCTAGCGTATAATCGTAACTTGTGAAAATTATTACTGTTATCATGGTATCTATTGTTTATGCCATTGAACCATTCTGATTGAATAGCTCTAGCAACTCTCAGACCATAGTCTTGAGACATTTTTTCTAAATCACTTACCGCTTGCGACGGAAAGTTTATAACAGACTCTGCCATATTACCGTTTAATTATTTTTGAGTTAAATCCATTGTTGCTGTATTTCGATACCATAATATTTAAAGGTTGTTTTTTAGTCTCAGGGTTTGGTCTATACATATGACGATTGCAAGCCATAATCGCTAAACCAGAACTTATAGATGCATCAAACTTAGTTCTTTTATTTATATCAAACTTAGACCAATCGTTTAGAGTGTCATTGAAATATGTAGTACCATAAGTACCATCCTCTTGCATTCCGACGTGATCGTTTATATACATTTCAATAGCTGCTGCATGGGCTTGTTTTATATCCTCACTAGAGTTTGGCATACCACCAACTTCTTTTTCGGCTACTGAAAGTTTATTCCATATCTTATCAGGTCTGTTCATACTAAAACCTCTGTAACCTCTTCTACGTAAATAGTACAATAGACGAGGTTTATTATTCTCTGCGAGTATTGGCATCCCGTAAAATACTAGTGCCATTAGAACATCCTCAAAGAAGATCTCGGCAGTTTGAGGTCTAGCTAAGTACTGTAAGAAAAATGTATTAGCTGGAGCATCTTCCATACTAAACTTTGTTAGTCCGTGCAAAGCTCCTTTAGAGCCCTTACCATCTACAGTACCACTAATGTCGTAACTATCACAACCAAATGCTCCAACGTGTTCGTTACCAGGATATTTAATCCCGTTCTTTAAAACTACATTGTTTTGCATGTTAGCATTAGGTACCCAACTAATATCAAATCTACCATTAGGGTCTGGGTTAAAAGTGACTTTAGTATCTTTAACACCGTTCTGCCACTGAAAGTTACCTCTAGTAACGACCGATGAGTTTCTATTACCTTCATTGTAATCTATTTGCTCGTATATTTTTACAAGGTTAAATAGACTTTGTTTTGTTTCATCTCTAAAAGCGTGCTCTTCAGTTCTAGGGAATTGACGGTAGAATTCATTTAAAGCATCCTGATCACCTCTAAGACCTTCGACTTCGTTCTCCCAGTTATCAATCACACCGTATTCTATTTCGTCACCTCTAGGATCTAATACTGTGGTTTCTGGGTCATTGAATACTGGTATACCATATTGATCTATAAACCCTTCGTAGTTCCATTCCATTGGAACGAACAAGGAATATAAGCCAGACTTAGTCTGACCGTTTTTATTTCTTTTATTTACATCAGAGTCTTTATATAAGTCTTTGAAATTCTGACCACCTTTATCTAGTGCATTAGAGGTTGAACCCATTAGGCACTTACCTATAATTCTACTACCTAAACGTAAACAAGTCTTAGTTACTCTCCAATTGTTCTTTATATTATCTGGCCTCTCCCATTTACCGCTTTCATCATGTACAAGTAAAGCTAGTTTCTCTCCATCATAACTGTTGTCACCAGTGTTCTTCCAGTCAATAGTAGTATCTAAACCTTGTATGTCATCAATCTCTTCGCGCTCCCTCATCTTTCTACGCGTAAACTTCTTAGCAGGTACTCTATATGCTAGTTCTGATTTCGGACGGTCCATACCATCTTGAATCGGCTTGAAAAAGAAAGGGTAGTTAAAGCTTATGGGTACTACCTTATCTGTAAACATTTTCTTGGCATCACCACCAGACTTTGATAAGATCCCAAATCTACTATCACTTGCTAAGGTAGCTAAATTAACGGTTTCAGCCGAGCTCATAAATGAAAAACCTGAACGACGGTTCTTAAGGTAACACATACCGTAGCAGCGTTTGTCAGCTTTACAAGCCTCCCAGAACAGGAAGAATAACCTGTTAGCCTCTCTGAAATCTGGAGCCCCAACATCTATCTTACTCCATTGAAGGTACATGTAATAAGAACCAGTTAAGTAAGTAGGTTCACCATTGTTCATGAACCAAAAACCGTTGTCTCTTCTATTGAACTCTTCGTCTATGTAAGTATAATGTTCTTCCTTAAAACTCTCAGGCTGGTTTTGCCAATCGAATACCGTTTTTATTTTATTTATTATAGGACTCTCTTCAAACTTCTCCCACTTCTGTTCGACTTTACTTTTACCTCGTGAATAAACAGACTTAGGTGCTAGAGGCAGGGCTATTTTTAAACCCTGTATTTCTAGCACCTCACCTATTTGACCAGTCTTAGATATTACAACGAAGTCATGCTCCTTGTTGTAGCCATGCTTCCAACCTTTAGACTTGTTTAACCTATTTAAAGTGTTTAACCTTACTGGTTCTATTGTTTTTACTAAGCTCTGATTGTACTTCATTTAGATCTTCCTTCTGCGAAACCTTTAAAACTTGCTTTATTTTCTGAAACTTTCTTATCACCTAACATTTCTTCTTCTTCTTGTATTCTATTAAGAATTTCGAACGCATCGAATATAGCGAGTTTCTTCGTTGCTGCAGCGTTTTTAAGCCTATCAGCTGTGATGTCATCACCACTATCAACAATAGCTTCTTTAGCAACCTTGATAAGTTCCTCAACAGCTTTATGTCCAGCTTGGATTATACTCTTCTTCGTTTCCTGTATATTCATACTCTACATTTATAAACCTATCCATAACTCTATACAATCTCTCTCCGTCTATAACAAACTCAAACTCATCTCCAGGAGAGAAACCCACTAATGCTTCTTTATCAAAAGCCTTAGAGTATTTAACCACACCTATTAAAGGTATCTCAGTGTCAGCAACAAACTTATCTTTACATTTTAGCGGTTTTATGAACGTATAACCAGGAACTACTTTCCTGTCATTGGGCTTACCATACATAAAGAATTGATCAGGCTGTAGTAGGAATTCATCATCATTTAAAAATCCTCTACCGTTTTTCTCAACACCCTTAACGTTGTGCCATCTTCTGAAGACATTGTGATGCACTATTAACTCATCTCCGACACTCACGTTTAATGGGTTGTGCATTGGCGTAGAAACAACTACGGCTCTACGGTTAATGTACGAGTGATTAAATATTTCTGTATTTAATATCAAACTCTTGTCACCAACCTTCACCGAGTTGTTATACCTATCACCCACTGGTTTTATAATAAAGTCTATTACTGGTCTCATTAATACTCTAAGTCATATTCGACAGATATTGCCATGTTCTTATTAAAGTCCTTCCAAGGTATGACTATATCACCTTTTTTTATATAGATCGAATACTTATCTTCGTTTTCTACTATGTTACATATAGTGTGACCTCCGTAAACACCTTGACCAACTGCGTAATGCATGGAGTCGTTTTTATAATCCTTACCTATAGTAATCTTTCTTATAACACTACTCTGCATCTTTAGGGTGGTTTATCGCTCCTGTATTTACGTCAATATCACTTGTACCATATTCTTTCTCTAAGGTATCCTGTAACAACGTAATAGAGTCTTGTGTCATAGCTAGTCTATGTAATAATCCGTGCTTGGAAGATTCAATCTTACCTATCTCAAAGTACAACTTGTTTACCGTACTAATAACTTCCTGTAACTCAGTTAAGTGTTCTTTTGAGATGTTTTCTGCTTTTGGTTTTAAATCTACCACTTTGTTTTTCTTAGCCATTTTAATTTATTTAATTGTTATTGTTTCCTTTAGACGAACCACCGAAGAAGAAGTCTACTATTGTATTTACTTTTGCACTCATAGCACCGAATGCTGAACTTATGAAACCTATTTCGTAATCACTAAGCTCTAGTGTATTCATCACAAAATACTTAAACATAACATATGTTATACCGAAGTAAGCCACAGTAAATAGTATAGCTAAGATCTTTTGAATTATTGCATCATCTTGATATAAGCTTCTAGCACCTTGCCGATCCTCTACTTCCTTAGCAAAAGCTTCTTTCTCTGCCTCAAGAAGTATCTTCTTTAATTCAAGTTTAGCTTCATCTCTTTCTTTATCCGTAGTTATAACCTTGTCGAGTATACCCTCTGCGTTCTCAACAATCTTACCGAATAATCCACCTATTAATTTTCCTACCATAATTATCTGTTTGGGTCTTTTATCATGTCATCTATAACTTTGTTCATAACCTTATCTGTGTAAGACTTATTGTTATAGTATTTATTACTAGATGTCATTGGAATATCTTCTTCTCCTAGTAATATTTTATAAACTCTATTTATAAGTACGTTACACTTGTGAGATGTTTTAAATATAGAGTACTTTATAGTTGTTCTATTACGATGTCTCCACACATCTATCCAGCCTTGGTCTCTAAGTCTATCCCATCTTTTTTTATCCCAAGAGTAAGCGTATATACCGTTTATAAATTCATCTCTTGTAAACCTATTTAAACAGCTTAAGTATATGAGTAGCTCGAGATCAGCATCTTTTATATCATTCTGATTGCATGCCCACTTTCGAACTACCCTATAATACTTAAGTAGATTTATTTCTTTTAAATCCTCAGCCGTTATTCTCATTCAACTAATACGATGTCTCTGAGTTTTATAACTCTATACATAACCTCGTTGTACCTAACATCATGCCCTGAATGCTTGTCATACATTATTGTCATACCGGTACTTACAATAGAGGCTAGGTCTCCAACTGAAATTACTTCAGCTTTCTTGTATCTATTATCTGAGTCAGTGTTGTCAGTGAGTAATAACCCACCGACTTTCTTTTCTTCTTTTATAGTCTTTATAACTACATAATCATTAATTGCTTTCATTTAATCTTACGTTTGAGATTACACAATCAGCGGACATAACAGTTAAAGCTACACTCACTGCATTTTTCAGCGCCGATTTTGTAACCAAAACCGGGTCTATTATTCCAGCCTTAATCATATCGACTGTCTCACCTGTTACGACATTAATACCAAGTCCTTCACCCACTGAAGTCTGAGGATCAAGACCCGCATTAGCCAGTATAGTGATGAAAGGTGCTCTCAATGCTTCTAAGAGTACGTCAGCACCCACGTAAGTGGAAGAAATTTTTTCAGAAACATCAAGGAGTGCTACGCCCCCTCCAGAAACTATACCCTCTTGTAGAGCTGCTTTAGTAGCATATATAGCATCTTCTACTCTATCTTTCTTTTCTTTAAGCTCTACCTTGGAATTAGCTCCAACCTTTATAATACCAACGCTTCCTGATAGAGTAGCTAGTCTTTGCTCTAACTTCTTCTTAATAAAATTATTCTGCTCTGTAGAGATTTGCTTATCTAACTCCTCTATGCGAGCCTCAACCTCTGAGGTAACTTCCTCTAGGGTTATAACAGTAGATTTACTATCTGTAACAGCGAACTCAGCTTCACCCAAATGATCTGGAGTGATTAAATCTAAGTCATCACCTAATTCTTCATTGATTACTGTAGAGCCTGTAAGTATTGCTAAGTCTTCCATAGCATCTTTACGTGTAGGACCAAAGCCAGGTGGGTCGATTATGTTAACCTTAATGTTACCCTTAACCTTATTCATCAGTAAAGCAGATTTAACTTGCTGTGATACCTGAGCTACTATAAGTAATGAACGATTACTCTTTATGACATGTTCTAATACGGACTGAATCTTACGTACGTTAGGGATCTCTGAGGACACTGTGAGGATATATGGGCTGTCTAATTCTGCTAAGTGCTTCTCCGTGTTTGTAATGAAGTGTGGGGATGTGATACCACAATCTATCTGAGCTCCATCGACTACGTCAACGTAAGTATCTTCACAATCGCTCTCTTCCATTAATACTACTCCATGTTTTCCCACTCTTTCATAAGCATCAGCTATTATAGCTCCAAGCTCGTTGTCGTTGTTACAAGAAATTGCAGCAACAGATTTTAACATGTCTCCTTTTACTTCTACAGACATTTCGTCTAGCATAGATAAGACATCATCTAAGCAAGTATTAACTCCATCTTTTATTTCTCTGATTGGTAATCCTGCAGCGACGGCAAGATCTATAGATTTGATAAGCGCTTCGGCTAGTACAGTTGCAGTGGTCGTACCATCACCTGCTTCTTTTACTGTATTACGAGCTGCTTCTTTAATGAGTGTAGCACCCATATTCTCGACCGGATCAAATAAGACTACGCTTTCTGCAACGGTTACTCCGTCTTTTGTTATGATCGGTCTGCCTCGTCCATCTTCATATATCACGCATTTTCCTGATGCGCCCAGTGTGGACTTAACGGCTAGTGCTAACTTATTGACTCCGGCGATGATTCTGTTTTTAGCTTCACCACCGAAGTCTAAGTTCTTCACCAATTCACTTGGTAAGTTGTATTCCATAATGTTTATTATATTGAATTAAATTAAATTGTCGATGTTTATTTGAAAGTCTTCACGACTTTAGGTCCATTAGCGAACTCTAGTTTCTTGGCATAATGCTTAACACTACCGTCGATAGCAACCTCAGCGTCATCGAGTGTTTCTCTTCTTGTGACATCAACCCATTTTTCCGGGTCATTCGGGTTGTTAACTTCTGTTTGGTAGTATCCATTAACTAGCTGTGTTATCCGCCAGTTACCTTTATCGGCTAAGTGTCTATACTCTGCGATCTTCTCTTCTGATAGAGTTAGGTTTCCAGTATTAATGGTACTGGTGTTGTAGTAATAATAGGTCATGTGTTTGGTTTTGGTTATTGATTTATTTATTATTTTTAGGTCCTGCTTTAGATTTCTTAGGTGCCATAACTCCTTTACTATCTTTTCTAGAGTTATAAGCAACTGCAGCTTTCTTAAAGTCAGCAAACGATTTGTACTTCTTCTGTACTCCACCTTTGTCAGCTTCCCATGTTGCTTTATAAGTATTACCCGTACCTCTTGCAGTTTTAACTTTTTTAATAGTTTTAGCTACAGCTACTTTTTTAGCTCTTGATACTGGAGCTGCTTTAGCAGGTGTAATCTTTCTAGCAACATAAGTACCTTTAGCCATAGACTTTACAGCTTTGTTCTCTGTTTTCTTAGCTACCTTAGTAGTTTTCTTAGCGGCTCTTTTAGCTTTATAGCTATCTACTTTCTCTTTAATTTTAGCTTTCGCTTTCTTGAATACTGGCATGTCTTTGTTTTAAGTTCTTTGCATATATTTACTTGTAATTACTTCTTTTTAACTTTTTTACTTGGTACACAGTTAGGTACTTTCCTTGATCCTTTCTTTTTAAGACCCACCATCTTGTACCCTTCCCAACAAGGAGTCTTCTTCTTACTTTTCAGGGTTTATTTTTTTAGCTCTGTTTCTACCGAACTTCATCCTAAGCTTCTGCATAAATATAGAACCCTCAGATTCTCTTGCGGCTTTATTGTGGGACATGCCACTGCATTTACTACAGTCTTTCTTATTCTTCTTATTACATTGTTTGCATTTCATATTCTTATCTTTAGGTTACTATACTATAGTCACATTATAATAGCTTATTTTAAAAGTGTGACACTAGCCTGTTACTTTCTAGTATTACTAGGCTAATGTCCTAGTTTTTCATATTACAAATATTGGAGGATTGTGTAGCCCCCCTCCCCTACCCGGCCCACCCC